TGTCAACACATATTCACCGCCAGATGTGCCAATGTTCAAAATCCGCGTTGCAGACAGGTAGCGAATTGCATTCACTTTGTTTGATGCGATTGTATAGATCAACGCATTGTCATCAGCCGTGCCTGTTGTAAAGTTTAAATAGTCTGCGCTTTTAGAAAACCACAAAGTCTGGGGATTGTTGTTTGTAGCTCCAAAGACCAACCGCTGCTCAAAGAATGAAACAACAGATGGATAATTGTCGGTTCCTGTTAAAGCAGGTGTCGGAGATCCAGTAATTGTGGCAGTGGCAATTGTCCAAGCATTGTGATCCGTTCTGGACAGCGTGCGAATAGCATGGCTTGGATGCACAAGGTACATTGTGTCAGCAGATTGCGCAAAGCGTACATCATTGATCTGCGCAGATGTATATGGCGTGCTGATTTGATACAGCTTATCAACTGTAATGCCAGACCCGCCATAAGCTGTAAAACCTGTCGTATCAATGTCATTGCCGAACAAGTCTTGCAGCGTGAATGTATTTGATGTCACGTTAGCAACAAGATAATTACGCGCAGCCAGCTCTGTCATGTCGCCGCTGTCGTTGTATAAATAAACCTCATCGCCATCGCTTAGGCCGTGCGAACCGCTTGTGAAAACGCCGGGATCAGCAAGAGAAATTGCAGCGACATTTTTTTCGCTATCTTCTAAAACCTGCAATCCATTGCGGAAAACACGCATATACTGATTGCCAAACTCTAGCGCATAAGTGTCGGCAGTCTTAAACTCAAACGGAATAAGCCGGGTTACGCTTGAGCTGTCTTTGACTTCCCCAAGGTATTCTGTACCCGGACGGCGCGTCACGCCGCCGTGTGGCTGCACAATCATGTTTGTTAGGGTAGACAGTCCCTCGCGGTACTTTTCAATCGTCACGCGCCCTTCTAGGCGCGGTGAGATCTCCCCTGCGGTGAATGTGCTAATCGCTGGTGCAGATCGCGCCATTTAGAACCTCGCTTCAATAAACTCGCTGGCCTCTAGTCGCTGTGGCGCACCTTCGGTTCCGTCTACAAATGTTGCTTGTTTCAATTTGTCAGAATACTCAGCAGCCATCATCTGCTTAACCGTGTTTGATCCTGTAATCGCGTAGCTAACCTCAAACGCCAAAGCGGCAGCCAGAACGTCAATCAAGCTGGCATCATACTCTTGCGGGTCAGTCACCCGAGCAACATATTTAATTTTGCATATGCCTTCGTCAGAAAGCAGCTTACGACCCTCAATGACAAACACTGGGCCGCCAGTATTACTAAACATATTGTCCTGCGGATACGACAATGTGCCGTTGCTAAACTCTAGCACGCGCAAGCAATATGGATTTGTTGGAAGTGCGTACTGATTTGCATAACCAAATGCAGGCGCTTCGCTTTCTTTTGCAAGCTCAGTTCTGCGGATCAAGCAGTTCCAAGGATGCGCTCGAAACACACTGTCGCGCACGCTATCATAACGCTGATTGATCAATCGCGCTGGCTTACTGTTTTCATCAAAGCTTGAGATATTATTGGCTCCCAAACTGTTCAGCGCGTAGTTGGCAATGTCAACCGTACTGGTCATCAGCTCTCTCCATGTAAAAGAGGGGGCGGCGAACCGCCCCGCCCTAATTAGTCAACCACATACATGATCGTCAGTTCAATAGTACCAGTGCCAGCAGCACCGCCCATTGTTACTGTGATTGCCACGCCATCCTCGTTTGTGTCTGTCTCTGAGCCTGAGCCTAGAGCTAGAGTAGCAAGAATGTCGTTCTTTGCCGCAGATGTTGACGCTGCCGCTGCTTTGTATGCTGCTGCTGACGCAGATACTGCTGTACCCGCCGCGTTTGTGTGTGCCGCATAACCTACAGACAATGTTGTTGATGCACCTAGCGCGTCATGCGCAAGAGTACCTGTCAACAAACGAGCGCCATCAGGCAAGACAAACATCTCGATAACGTCACCAGACGCTAGTGCAGATGCTTCGTATGTGCCATGAGCCACGCGGATACGACCGCCAAGCTCATTTGCTTTGTTCATCACGGCTGGGGTTGCGCGTGAGTTTGTGCGTTGTGCTGAATATACAGTAGCCATTTGTCAGTCTCCTTATGATTCGCTGCACGCGATTTCAACGACTTTGGCTTCTTCCATACGTGTCGCACCTACTGATTGACAGTAGTAAACTTGCGTTGCGTATGACTTGTCAGCACGTTCATCAATGCGTGCCGCTGGCTCTTTGCCAACTGCAAGCTTGATGCCGTCACCAGCAAACGCGATAACCTGGCGGTCACCTGATCCGTCTGTTGTTAGACGGTTGCTTACATGGAATTGGAAGCCGACGAATGTGTTGATTTCACCCATCGCCAACGCCTTGACGGTGTTGTAGTCGCTTGATGTTACAGTCGTGTTGTTCAACAGATCAGAGATTTGCTTTGGCGCACAAACGATGTGACGAGCGATTGACGGATCAACGTTGCCCTCGTCCAAGATTTGCTTTGCCTCAACCAACTTCGCAATTGTCAAACCAGATGATGCAACTGCAATTTTCTGATCTGATGGTAGCGCTGTTGATGTTGAACCCTCTTTACCTGTGTACGCTGTACCTAGAGCAGCAGCAATGATGACATCATCCATTGCGCGACCCATAGCAGCAGCAGCAGCACGGCTGTAGGTTGAAGTCGGATCAACAAGCAAACGCACTTTGTCTTGATCGTCAATCAAGTCTGCGTACTCGTAGTCAGACATAGTAACCATGCGGCGTGAGTGTGGTGTGTCCACAATAGGTGTGTCCGCGTGGCGTGATGTGCGTAGAACAGCAGCCGCTGATCCTACTTGGTCAAAGAAAGCTTTCTCGCCATTGACAGTTTCCGTATCTACCGCTGCACGCAACAGAGAACCCATCTGCTGTGATAGCATCTGGACGTTTGAGGAAAACTGATTGACAAAAGCTGTAGTGATTTGAGTAGACATTATGTCATCCCCTTACAGTTTCAGTTTACGATTTGCTGCGCTTGGTTATCCCTTGCGGGGCCGTGCTACTGCTTAGGGCAGCTACTCCACTTGGCTTACAAGTTTACACGCGGGCCTTTCGGTTATCCGCTACATATACTCCCTAAGTCGCAGAACTTCTGCAACGTAAGTGTCATGTTCTGGATGCATCTTATCAAAATAAGGGCCATCTCGTCTAGTCATCTCTGCAACTTGGCGTGATGCCTCTTCTGGTGTCATAATTAGCTCAGTTGGTTCACCCACCAAATTGTCTTCGCCAATCTGCTCTGCAAGCCGCGCAAACATACGAACAACGTCAGGGTGATCGCCAAGCATGCGTCCATCAGACAGCTGAACATTCTCAAACATTTCCATGCCTTCGTTGCCCAACAATGTCCGCGCAGCGCTCTGTGCAAGCCCCATACGCTGCTCAAACGCCTGACCGAACTCTTGCCGCAATTCTTGCTCTGCCGCAAACACAGCCTCTTCTGTGCGCGTCTGCGTGGCTGCCTGAGCGCTTTCTGATAGGTTATTAATAAACTGTTCTAGCTTTGCAACCTGTCGCGGCTGCAATCCAGCCTCAAACACTGTGTTGCGAAAGTTTGCAGCCTCCTCGTCAGACATAATTCCTGACACATCAAACTCGTAAGCATCTGCGCTGTCTGGGCGGCCCACTGCCGCATACCAATCATTGTACTGATCGTCAGTCCAGCTCTGCCCCGGCTTGGCAACTTTGTCAGCGCCAATCATGCGCTGGGCATTTACATAACTCTTTGCCAATGCTCCCGGATCAGTAAACGTGCGCAAGCTTGGCTCATTGCGCAAATCTTCTGGTAAACTATCTAAAAAGCTAACTGGTGCCGCTTCCGCTGCAACAGCCTCTTGAGATCCACTATCTTGGATTGCCTCTTCGCTCATACTTTATCCTTCTCTTCGGACAACATTCTGACGATCAGCAGCACAGCCGCGCGTTGTCCTTCATTAAATGCAGTTTCATAAGGATCGCCAGAAAACGTGGTTGCCTCAAACCCAAACCGGGTTTTGAGATCACTCAATACTTGCGCACCGTCATCCGTATTGAACGTGCGCCGATAGGCTAGTTTTAACTCTTCAACTTTCTTCATTCTTGTGCAGCCTTAATTAGCGGGGCAATCTTGCCACCAGCCTCAGCCGCCATCATCTCTTGCTGCATCTGCTGCTGCATCGCTGCCTGCTCTGCCTGCTGACGGCGCACTTCTTCTACCTCTGCCGTGCCGCGTATCACACGCGCTGGCAGGCCAGCAGTCTCAACCAAATACTGCACCATCGCATCGCCATCCAAGTAATCCGTGACAGGAGCAACTTGGCTAACTTGCAACAAAATCTCAAACCCACGCAGCATTGCCTGCAAGTCTGTCAGCTTCTGAGCCTTGGCAAGAGGTGAAACATACTCTATGTCAATGTCTTGACCTTGAAGCTCCTCGGGCGGTGCTGGGAGAAGGCCCGCCCGAAGGAGCAATGCAAAGGAGCGAGAAATAAGCGGTTGGAGCAGTTCTGCTTGAAGGCGACCAAGGACAGGCCCAAGCAGCCGCATCTTTTCTTCGTTCCTCTGCAATACTTCTGTCGCAGTCATGTTGGCTCCTTCGCCTAACAACAACTGGTCAACATAAAACGCCTGCCGAATAGCATTGCGGCGTTGCTCTTCCATATTCAAGCCCAAGGGATTGTTTGCGCCAATGTTCAACGGCTCCAAACGATCCCTTGTGCCAGAGCGGTAAAAGTTTAATGCGCCAGGCGTTGTACGCACTGGCATCATAAATCCATCATCAGGCACCATCAATGGCGGGTCAATCTGCTTCTGTGCCGCCTTGATTGTTGTCTCAGACATCTTGTTCAACATCTTAACGTCAGGCAGCGCTGTCATCGCAGGGCTGCGTCCGTACATCGAAACACTGTCTTTAACAAATCGCGGACACATAAACGGAAACTCATCAAAGCCGCCTTCTGACAGCAGCTCTCGGTTGTCAGCTAAGTAATAAACAGACGCAACAGGCTTCTGCTTTGCCAACCTGCCTTTCGCCTCGCCCCGAGGGAATACTGCATGAATAACCTCATGCTCCTTGTAGGGATCATCTTCTAAGTCTTTTGCCACAGTCTTTGGCAATGTCGCCCCTGGGAACTGCATCGCAATTGCACGCGCAGACAGCTTAAACTTGCGGTACACTGTATCAACACGCCCATCAGGATCTTCGCTGATGCAAATCTCTGCAATGTGACGACACGCAAACCGCAGGCCATCTGCCTCAGCAGAAACATAAAACGCACCAGTGCCAAACACCACCAAGTCATAATACAGCTCATGGATTTCTTGCTGGAAGTTAGAACGATTAAAATGCTGGTACATCTGATCCATGCACAGCTCTAACCACTCATTCGCAGCATCATCACGCTGCAAGCCAGGATCACGATACCGCATTGAAAACCAAGGCGTGCTTGGCGATGTCAGCATGCCATGCAGGCTAGATGCCAACAGCTCAACAGCGTGGATCGCCGTGCCGTCATAAATCAGCTCAGTGCGCTTATCACCCTGCGTCCGCTTCTTAGTAATGTCAGCCTTGCGCGGCAGCATAAAGTCTGCCAGCTCTTGCCAATGCTTTTCCCAGTTAGACCGCTGCGATTGCAACGTCTTATATCTCTTGTCCAAACGCGCAACGAGCGGATTAACTTGTACCATCAGCCTATCCCATAATTAGTCATTAACGTGCGCTTAGGGCGCACCTTTTTGTCCCGAACACCACCCAAGGCACCGCCCTGCGTCCGTCCCGCCATTTTCTGCTGCGCACGCTCTAATGGATCAACTGTCGCCTGCCCCAGCATCGCGGCAGGTTGGGCAGCGTTGCCGCCCATAATTCCAGCTATGTTCGTCAGTTTCTTTTTCTCAATCAGCATATCATCCACCAATCAATGAACGGCGGCGGCGGGTTTTACCCTCTTCCTCGCCAGTGCCAAGCAAACCGCCCGGCTTTGTTAGGATCGTTGCTCGGCGGCCCTTCTTCATCAGATCCAAAGCTTCATCTTCAGCTTCACCAACCGATGTCGGCTTGGCTGCCTCATACTCAGCAACACCACCAGCAGCCGTGCCAACAGAAGGCGCACCAGTTGTGTCGCCTACATAAAGGTCTGGAGTTTCTGTAAATGTCTGAGTTGAAATGTCTTCAACAGTCGTTAATGGCTCATCAACCTCTGGCGGCAATACAGTCGTAGGCGGCGCAGGCGGCGTAGGAGCTGGGGGTTCTGGCGTTGGGGCGGGAGGCTCTGGTGCAGGTGCTGGTCTGCTGCCGCTGTCGCTTTTAGAAATTCTATCCTGTTCAGCTTTCGCTCTAGCTAGGCTTGCAGCCGAGCGCTCCTGATAACTCTGGATCGCTCTTTCGCTATACCCCTGATCGCGGAACGTCTGAGCTTGCTTCTCCTTGCTCTGACCAAACGTAGAAAGACCCATCTTAATATCAGTCGCTAAACTAGATGCCGTACTCTTAACTGTTGGCGCTGTACCCTTACCACCGCTCGAACGGCGCTTGGGTTTGTCGTCACTACCGCCGCCGCCGCCGCTGTCCTTTGCTAGAGCAACAGTTTCCCAAAAATTTAAATGCCTAAAAACGCCGACCATGCTAGCTCTCCAAACGATAATTTGCACCCACCATACTATATCCGCGCTTTTTCATCAAACTATCAAATGCAGCAGGATTTATATCAGTGCTATAACCTATCCTAATTTCTGACGAACCTCTTTCTTTTGCCCAATGCTCAAAGCAATCTAAAAGACGCAGGCCAATTCTTGTTCCTCTCTTTTCACGAACAACAAACCAAGCTATGTCATTCGCAACAAGTTCTTCGCTGAAATAATACTCAGAAATGTATCCAGCATACAATCCTAAAGGTTTGTCTCCATCAACAGCAATAAAGACAACTTTATTGTCGTCTTGCAAATACATTCCAAATGTATCAAGCAATTTGTCTTTACTAAATTTTAATTTAGAGTAAGAGCTTTCAGCGTGCATCAGTAACCCAAGCTGATACACTAAATCAAAGTCATCCGATCCAGCTTCCCAATACTCAATCATCTTTACGCCGCAAATGGATCATAATCCATCACCGCCCTTGCTTGAGGCGCAGCCATGCGTCCTCGATCCTCTCGAATGCCGACTGCCAAATACCTAAAAGCATCCGCAGCATGCGACGACCAATCATGCACAGGCGATGCCCTAAAGCTGCGAGTGCGCTCGTTGTACGCTCTGTGATACTGCCTAAGACATTCCAAGCCATGCTTGCACTTCTCTCTATCAAACCATATACGCGGCAACAACATCTGTGCCGCATGTATGCCGTCCTCAACTGGCAGCTTAGGAACAACGCGGAAGTTTAACCCCAGATCCCAAGCAACCTCCCTCCTACTCTTCCCAGACCCAAGCTCCCGAACCTCAATATCATGCGGGGCGTTGTGATCCCCATACAGATACCCCTTGCTGTTCAAAACCTTGCAATAGTGAGGCAACCCCTCACCCCGGGCTTCATAAAAGTCTATAACATGTATAGCACGCCCAATCGTTTGCGTAAACCATACTGCCGTGCTGTCTCCCACGCCCAGATCCCACCAAGTGTCAACCTTGGCACTCGGATCATACGGAACATTCGTAATCCGACCATCCAACTGCGCAGCTTCCATCTCCTTGCCATACACAGCGCCAGGGACATTCGCATTCCAACTACACTCAAATTCCTGCGCATACTGATCCGCAGTCATCATAACTCGAGCAGCCTCAAGCTCCTCGTCATCCAAGATACCAGTCTCGCTCGCCTTATACACAGCAGCCAGCCAATCAGGATTGCCAACCGCCTCCTCATACTTATCAAAGAAAGCATTGTGGCCCTTTGGCGTACCAACAAACACGCACCACCCCTTGCGATCCGACAGCGCAGGACGAATGACCTCAGGGAAAACATTCTCTGGCATGTCGGCAACCTCATCCATCACGCAGCCGTCAAGATAAATACCGCGCAAGCTGTCTGGGTTCTCAGCGCCGAGCAGCGATATTCTCGCGCCGTTTGGCAGATCGCACCGCAATTCAGTTTCGTGAAACTTCACATTCGGGATCTTGCCCGCAAATTGTTTTATATAATCCCACGCTACGTTCTTCGCTTGGCGATAGGTGGGTGCCATATAGGCAAACCGGGGGTTGTCCTTTGCCGACATCAAGGCATCCCGCAAGATATGGTTGATCGCCCAGACCGTTTTGCCAAAGCGGCGGTGGCAG